ATGTCATTGCAGTAATTCTAATAATAGCAGCGATAATTGTGTGGAGGATAGGATGAGTAAGAATGAAGAATTAATATTTAACTTATTTATTATGCACTTTTGGTTGAGTAATTATTATATAGACGTAATTCCATTTGATGAATTTTCTTATGGATTTAATCTACAGAATAGAAATTTCCATGCTATTAAAGATTGTTTTCCATTGTCGGAGTACTGCTATAACGAAACTTGTGTAGCACTTACTAATTATAATTGGATAGCATAATGAAACCCATTAACATCGTCATGCTCCACAAAAAAACTAGCGAGCTATTTTTAAAGACGGATTGTAATTGCGTGTTTGCATATTTAATTGGTGATTATGGTCGGTATTATCTTGAATGGAATGATGAGGATTTTATCGAGCTTGGCGAGCTTTAATAACAACCGCACGAAAAGTGTAATAAGGGGAATAGAATGAACGAGAATGAAACATTAGATTTTATAATAGATGCAATAGAAGGATTATTAAAGCTTGGCAAGTGGGATAATGACGAAGCAGATATTAATCTTGAAACAATGACACCAATATTTGAAGTAATAAAAGCAAAGACAATATTGCAAGCATTAAAAGAATTTAAATCTCGCAAATAACTATAAACGAAAAGGGGAATAAGGAGAGAAGATATGATACACGAATTAAAAATAGATCCGATATACTTTGAAGCAGTCTGGAACGGAACAAAGAATTTTGAAATACGGAAAAATGACAGATGTTTTCAAGTTGGTGACATAATAGTTTTAAAAGAATTTAACGGCGACTACACTTGTAGGGAAAATATAAAAGGAATTATTACCTACATAACAAACTATATGCAGATGCCTGATTATGTAGTTTTTGGATTTAATAAATTAGAATCTCGCAAATAATTATAAACGGAAAGAGGAATGGGGAGAGATGAAGATAGACAGAGAAGAGCTAGAGTTAAGAAAATTTATGTCTTTTGTACTATTAACAGCATTACATAAAAAAGGAATTACCCAAATAGAGCTAGGTCAACAAGTAGGTATCTTGAAAAGTGCCATTAATGATATTTTTGTAGGTAAAACTACTCCGAGTTTGGTTAGAACATTAAAAATATTTAAAGCTCTTGATATAGAAATAAACAGTTTTGTTTCAGATTGGGAATACTTTAATCTTAAATAAACCACAGAGAATAAGGAGAATTATGAGTGAATTTGATAAATATTGGTCAGATCTAGAAAGTGAGTTTGGTCATATACGCTCACCTGCTAATAGATTTGCAAAAAAAGTATGGGATAAAAAAGAATTAAAAATCTCCCAACTTAAGCAACAATTGCAAGAAGAATTAGACCAAGACAGTTTAAAAGGTTATCCGACAGTCATAGAATGGAAAAAGACGATCGAAAAAATTAAATCGAGGGTGAAAGAATGAGTGATGATAAACTTGAAGATATAATATTTAGACTGGATGACGAGAAAAGACAACTCCAAGCCGAACTAGATTCAGCAAATAGAACGCTTAAAACTTTAGTCGAACTTAGGCAGATGAACGGTGAACTAAGGTGGGAGTTAAGTCAGTTGCAAGATAAGTATGATGACCTTGGTAAGGAGCATGTGGAAATGCTAAATAGTGATAAAAAATGCTGATTTATTCCTGCATGATGATTATTGTATTAATTTTAGCGGTACTTGTATCGAGGATGGGATAGATGGGATTATGGATTAACCTTAAAAGAAATAAGATTCATGCTGATATATATAAAAATGGTGAATTTATATGCAGCATAAAAGTTGATGAGCAAAATAAAGGAAAAGATTCAGTAATATTATTTGAAGCTGATAATGATATATCATTCAAGATTGTTAAGGATAGTGAAGAGAATTCTTTTAACAAAGAGAGTTATAATAAATAGTGTTGACAGTATGTTAACAAACTAATGATTATTAACCTTTAATCAAAAAGGAAACTATGAACTACTTCAATATAATAAGCGAGTACTTACAGAAATCACCATCGATTCAGTGTATACCAGTTAAAGGAAAGGCACCATTCATTCAAGAATGGCAATCGTTAAATGTTACAGATGAAGTTATAGATTCATGGGAAGAGAGGTATCTAGGTATCGCAACTGGATTAGGTTTTAGAGCTGGTCAGTATAATATCGGTTTTATGGATATCGATAGCAATGATATAGGACAGATCTATAAAATAGATGAAGTAATGGATCTTTCAAATATATGTTGCAAGAAAGGAATGAAAGGTAAAACTGTATTCTTTAGATACATAGCAACTCCTAAGAAATCAAAATACAATATATACCTAAGAGATGGTGATAAGAAGCCTATCGTTGAGTTTAACTTTTGCAGTGGACAAACTGTATTGCCACCATCAATTCATCCTGATACTGGTATGCCATACACATGGGTTTCTCAAAGCTTATTAGAGATAGATATTGAAGATCTTCCAATTATAGATGAGGAGCGAATTGAATATCTGCAAACTATATTAAGAGCACCTTCATTAGAAGAGGGATTAAAGCTTGTACCTACTGGAATAACTGGAGATGGGTCAGGAAAATGGAAAACTATAACTAGTGAGGCGTCAAGATTGCTTCATTTAGGTATTGATGATGCTTCAATTGCTAAAACTTTAATTGGAATTGATAGGAGATTGTTCCAGGGTAATCAGTTTTTCTTTTCATCTAAGATAGGGAAAGATTTAATAAGTAAAATAGATGATTTTGAAAATGCATTGATGTGGGTTTCTACTTATAAGAATAGCATAATGAGAACGGATGCTGATCTGAGAAAGACGCTGTCTAATATAGTAAGAGTCACTGAATCTGTACAGGTTCATGGAGACTGGCATAACATTACACCATTGGTAACATCAAAACAAGCTGTAGAGTACCCATCTCATTTGTACCCATTATCATGTAAAGATTATTGTCATGAGCTATCTAGGTTATCTGCAATGCCTCCAGAGGCTTTTATGTCAGCTATAATGACAACATTCTCAGTAGTATGTCAGGGAAAAGTCTATATTCATGCAAAGAGAGATTTTGTGGTACATCCTACAATATCTACGATGATCATTGCACCGTCTGGATCTAGAAAAGATACTATATTTGACGGATCATTAGCACCATTTAGAAGGTTAAAAGACAGAGATTTAAAAAAACTAGGTGAAGACTTCATCGAGAATGAAAAGAATACTGTAATGAAGTTGGAAGAGAACCATAGAAAAAAGAAAAAAGCAGTAGCAGAGTCAGATGAATTTTTACTAAAGTCTCTTAATGAAGAATCAATTAAGCTTCAATCTGAACTAGTAAATATGAAGAATCAGAATCCAATGTTTACTTTTGAATCAGGTACTCAAGAAAAACTTTATAAGATGATGAATGAAAACCAGAACAAAGGAATATTTATTTGTATCCCAGAGTTTGTTCAAATGATGGGGACATTAAATAAAGTTGGAAATGAATCAATGAGAGGGTTTATACTTAAGCTTCTTAACGGATCAGTTAATGAAACTCATAGCCATCAAACAATAGGTGGACTAAATATAAATACTAGAAGAGTTTATGGTTGTGCCTTAGTTGGTGTACAGACTGATACGTTTTCTCATGAGATAAGGAAAATGGAATTAGGAACTGTTAATGATGGATTATTCCAAAGATTCTTTTTAATAAATGTATCTCCAGAAATAAGAATGATGGAAGATTCAGATGAGGAAATAAACTCATATCTAATAGATAATAAATTTGCATTATTATATGATCATGATAGTGAAATACATGTTGGATGGGATAGTGAAGAAACTAAAAAAGCATATTTTGAATATGATTTTAAGTTAAGACAAGATTCTCAGTACGATTCATCTGCAATTAGATCATTTAGATCAAAATACTCTGGTCAGTCTGTAAAGATAGCATGGATATTTGCTCAATTAGATTCACCTCCAGGAGTAATAGTTACAAAAATTAGTAAGAAATACTTTTTAATGGCAGTTGAATGGCTAAATTGGCAATCAAGATGCTTAGACATTACATGGTCTAATAATAATTACTCAACATCATTAAGAGTATGTAACTCAATTTTAGATGGTATTAAGTCAGCTCAAATTTCTGAAAAGAATTTCTTTGGAGATATCATTAGGTCATGCAAATTTAGTCCTACTGAAGTAAGAGGTGCGATTGAAATGCTTATTGATAATAACTATATAAGAAGAACAGGTGATAAGTATAACTTTCATCCAAACATTTAAGGACAATTATGTCTATAAAACTAAGAGATTATCAGGAATTAGGTATATCAGAAATATACTCTAAATGGAGAAATGAGAGAAAGATTATACTATGGTCTCAAATGGGAGCAGGTAAGTCTGAAATGGCTTCTTATATAGCTCAGGATGCATCTAAAGATGGTATTCCAGTAGTAATGATTATGCGTGGAAGACAGTTAGTATACAATCTTTCAAAAAGACTAGATAAATATAATATTGATCACTCAATTTATATGGCCGGAAGTAATAGATTAAATAAATCTAAGATGATTCAAATATGTTCAATAGATACTTTAAAAGCTAGGGATCAATATCCATTTGAAGATAGAAATTGCATTGTAATATTAGATGAAGCTCATAAAGATTATTCAGATGTTTTTGAAAGATATAAGACCCAATACATATTAGGACTAACTGCTACACCTTTTTCTGATATGTCTGATTATGATGATTATGTCATACCAATAGAGCCATATGAATTAAGAGATCAAGGGATATTAGTTCCAGATAAAATATATTGTCCACACGCTATTGATACATCTGACATTAAGATAGTAGCAGGTGATTTTAAGAGAGATCAGATTGCACAACTAGTTACACAAGGAGAAATAGTTGGAAATGTTATTGGTGATTATATTAAGTATGGTGATAATCGTCCTAGTGTATGTTTTGCAGTTAATATCGAGCACTCCAAACAGCTTTGCGATGAGTTTAACAGAGCTGGAATTATCGCTATCCATTGTGATGCTAACTCATCTGATGATGAAAGATTAAATGCTGAGAGGAGATTGAAGGATGGATCAATTAAAGTTTTATGCAATGTTGATATATTTAGCGTGGGCTGGGATTGTCCTATTGTTTCTTGTATTATACTGGCCCGTCCTACATGGTCATTGGTTTGGTATCTTCAAGCGATCGGTCGTGGACTACGATCTTCACCAGGGAAAAGTAACTGCATTATTTTGGATAATGCTGGGAATGTATATCGTCATGGTACAGCTTACAGGCCAAGAGAAATATCATTGGAAAAACCAGATAGAAAAAGCAAATCAAGAAATAATGATACAACAATTCGAACATGCAGAAGCTGCTTATCGATATATGAAACTCCAGCAAAAGAATGTCCTTATTGTGGAGAAGAAGCTGAAACTCGAGAAGTTAAGAGTATTGATGGGATATTGTCCGAATACTGTGAGAGCGAAGAAGAAAAATTAGCAAGAAAGATTAAAGAAGCTCAAGTAGCTTTCTATAAACTTCAATGGGTAGCTAAGTCTAAAGGATTACCTAAAATATGGATAAAGCAACAAATAGAAAAGAAGTATGGAGCTAAGGTTATTCCCTATATAGATGAGCTGTTTCGTATTTCTTCAAGGTGATTATCAATGATTGTATCAAATTCAGTTACTTTATTTTTAGATTCTTTCTTAATCTTCATTGCAGTAATTGGATCTGGTTTTCTACTTTTATTAACATATCTACAAAATGCAGATTTCTTAATTCCACATCTTTCTGCGAATCTAGAATGTATTAGTGAGCTTTTATTTAAGAAATCTATTAGAGTCATAAAACCTTTATAATAATAGTTGACAGCTGAAAACTTAACACATAATATATTAAATATCAAGGAGAAACTAATGAAAGAACTAATAATCAAATTAATGGATCTAAAAGAGAAAGAAAGAGTAATTAAAGAGGAGAGAGCTGTATTAGAGGGTGAGATCTATACAATGATTGAATCTCAATTTAATGATGATAAAACAGTTACTGTATACGCTGATGAATATAAGTTATCTGTAAAGCCTAATTTTGCAGTATCTGTTGATCAAGAAGAAGCTGCTAAGTTTCCTAATTCTTTTAAGGTGAAGTATGAACTTTCTTATTCTCAGTATAAAAAAGCAGAAGGGGAATTAGATGAAATAGTTACCATTAAACAGAACAAGCCAACATTTAGTGTGGAGATAAAATAGTGTCATCTAAAGAAATTCTAAATAGAATAGTCAAAAATCCATTGTATATGATACATGAGCATAAAAACCAATTCATAGTAAGATACTATGACTCTTCATATATAAAAACTAGATTTACTATATCATACAAGAACAATGTAATAGATGCACTTGAAGATAGGGATATCTTTATAAAAGAGTGGTATGGTGAAGAAACATATAGCAAAATAGTAAGATTTGATCAGTTTTCATCTATTGGGGTTAAGAGGCTAATCACTCACGGTTATAATTGTTTTTACGATGGAAAAGGTGTTATATACGACTCTTCGCTTGAGGTTTTTCCTAAAACAACAGAAACAAAACAAGTTCAAATTAAGCCAGGAGTAAAGGCGCATCTCTCGTGGAAAGATATTTCAAGGATTACCAGTGGAGAGGCAGCATATACGGCACACCTTAAAAAATACATAGCATTAAGCGAGTGTGGGCTAAGGTTAGATACATATGATAAATTTGGTGGTAGTTCATATAAAAAAAACAAAAGAGAGAACGTAGATGAAACCAATAGATTTTTGCCACTTGAAGGGTATCACTTGATAAGACATTCTTGTACAGGAAAGTATGAATCATCTTTTCCATTTAGGAATAAGGTACATAGATTTGGTCATCATGATACAAGAGAATTAGCGCAGAGTATTTCTTTTGAAAAGTATAAAGAAATAACAGGAAATTATTACAAGAAAGATCCTAGGTTTACTTTGGATATAGATAAACACTTCATTGGTATTACAAAAAACACAAAAGGTGCTGGTTATTATTCATCTGGTAGCTTTTTCTGTTATGGGGTAAATCACAGACTACATGTTGGGTTATTTATTGAAGAAATTGATGCTAAAATGGCTGCTTTTGATATGCACTTTATTATTAACGGAGAACTACATGAATATGATCCAAGGAGAACAAAATGATTACAATTAAGAAAACAGGAGAAATTGCATCTAAAAGATTCGTTGCATTGGTAGTAGGACCATCAGGGATTGGTAAGACTTCATTAGCAAGAACACTTCCTGCACCAGAATCAAAGATTCTTATCATTAGTGCAGAGTCAGGTCTATTGTGCCTAGCAGGAACTAATATTGATGTAATCGAGATTAATCCAGATTCACCAATGGAGTCTATCGAAGAGATATATGATGCACTTTCAACAGATGAATACAAAAAGAAATATGACTATCTTTTCATTGACTCATTGACTGAGATTGCACAATTAATAGTATCTCATTTGAAGAAAGATCCACACTATGGTCAGGCAAAAAATGCCCTTCCACTTTGGGGAAAATACGGTGAACTAATGACTACCATTGTGAAGTCTTATAGAGATATGAGTGAATACTCTGTTATCTTTACTTGTTTAGATGCTGTACAAAAAGACGGATTGGAAAAAATAGAATCATTCAATCTTCCAGGGAATCAAGTAAAAGACAATATCAAGAGTTGGTTTGACTTGGTTCTATTCTACAAGGTTTATACCGATGAAGAAGGTAATCATATCAGAAAACTTGTAACTGATATTGCAGAAGCACCATTGGCAAAGGATCGATCTGGTAAGCTAGATGCCTATGAAAATGCTGATCTTTCAGAAATTATTAACAAAATAAAGTCCCTCTAACTGGGGCTTACTATATGGAGAATATATGGCTAAATTGAACTTATCACTTGCAGACGTAAAAGTATCAACAGGATCAGGAAACGGATTCTCAATCGTACCAACAGGTAAATATACTGTTGTTGTTGGGAGTGCTGATGTTGGTACAACAAAGAATGGATCATCATTGATTGTTGGATATGCAATCGTTAAGGGTGAACACGAAGGAAAACTTATTAAGGAATTCCTTAATATCGTAAACCCATCGGCAGAAGCACAAAGAATTTCATTAGAAAGACTTGCTACAATTGCATGGGCAACCAATGCACCAATGAAAGGTGGGGTTTTAAACGACACTGATGATTTAGTTGGAAAAGAACAATTCGAGATTTCAGTTGAACAAGTAGATGATGGTGAGTACAAGAACATGAAGATTAAAGCTGTTATCTGTACAAGAGACTTGACGGTAAAAGAAGCAGTAAAGGAACCAGCAACAAAAGCATCTAAACCCTGGGAAAAGAAATAGGATTATATGATAAATGAGATTAGATCCAGAATAGACACAACAATAATGGAAATAGCCTCTAATAAACAGTCGAGGGACTACCTCGGCTGCTCTTCTATAGGAATAGAGTGTGATAGACAGTTATGGTATTCATACCATATTAATAAAAAAGTAGATGATCCTAGAGTTCATAGGATATTCGATATGGGGCACATGCTTGAGTCATACTGTCTTGCTATGCTTAAAACTTCTGGATATGAAGTATTCCATGAAGAAGGAGGTTCTCAGTTTGGATTTACAGATGAAGAGGTGGCTGGAAACATCGACGCAGTAATTGTATTAGGTGGTAAACCTAATTTGCTTGAGATAAAATCAGCTAATGATAAAAGATTTGCTGAAATGGTAAAGGATGGGGTTGAGAGATCTAATCCAGTTTACTATACACAAATGCAGACATATATGCACTACATGGAATTAGATAGTGCTTTATTCTTTGCAATTAATAAAAATACTTGTGAACTTCACATGGAGATAGTGAAATATGAAAAGATTAAATCCGTCTATGCAATCAATCGTGGAAAAGAGATTATCAGAGGAAAAGAAGAAGAAGCGCAAAGAAAATACGCAAGCAAAGCTTTCTTCAAATGCAAGTTCTGCAACTATAAAGACGAATGTTGGTCTTCAGAATCACCAGTTGTTAGTGAAGAAATGTCTTCTTATATTAAGCAGTTCTCGATTTCTGGCTTGGTCAAATAATACTGGAAGTATAAAATTTGAAAATAGATATGTCACATTTGGTGCAAAAGGAAGTCCAGACATAATAGCAATACATCCTGATACTGGTGTATTTTATGGTTTTGAAATTAAAACAGGGGCTGGAGTACAAAATAAACATCAAAAGGTATTTGGAAAAGAGATATTAAAAAGAAATGCACAATACTATGTAATTAGATCAATTGAGGAATTAAGTGAAAAAATTCAAAGAAATAGCAATAGTTAATCCAGAAAGATTTCTTTCTAAAATATCTATAGATAAAGACGGATGTTGGATACATAGTGGATCAAGAGATCAAGATGGATATGTTATAATTAGAGATATTGGGCAATACAAAGCACATAGATATTCTTATGCTTTATTTAATAAAGGTCTTAGCAATGAGCTTGTAATAGACCATAAGTGCAGAAATAGAGCATGTTGTAATCCAGATCATTTAAGGGCTGTAACAACTAATACAAATGTAACAGAAAATAGATGTAATATGCTCATTGATTACTGTAAAAAAGGTCACATGCTAACAATTGAAAATAAAGCATCACATAAAAGTAAGGGTGGCTATGTTACAGTATGCAGAGAGTGTGCAAGAATAAAAAATAGAAAAATAAGATATGATGATTCTACTAGAGATAAAAGATTAGCAAGAAGAAGAGAGTTAAAAATATTAAAAAAGGAACTAATTAATGTCTAATCTTCTCTTTATAGATGTAGAAACTAGCGGACTAGGTGATAATGCAGCTGTAATTGAAATAGCTGCTATAGCCTATATAGACGGTGAGAGAAAGCACCATTTCCAGTCATATGTAAAACCTCATTTGGGATGCACAATGGATGCGAAGGCATTTGAGATAAATGGTATTAATCCAAAGCAATTAGATTCATTCCCACTGGCTAAGGATGTTATATCTAGCCTATTAGAGTATATAGATTCATTTGGATGTGTATTCGCAGTTAGTGGTCATAACGTATCTTTTGATATTAAAAAAATAAGAAATCTTTTTTTTCGTAATATGCACTACGGTTCATATATAACTAGATTTAAACCAGATGGTGTATGTACATTTGTAATGGCCAAGGAATGTTTTAAAGGTAAAAGAAACAAACCAGAAGGAAATTCTTTAAAGAAATTATGCGATTACTTTAATATAGTATTAGAAAATGAACATAGTGCTCTTCCTGATATAGATGCAACAATAAAAGTATATGAAGAATTATTAAAGATTCATAAAAAAAAAGAAGTTAAAAAGACTGATGTTCTTAAATATCAAGAGATGAGAAGAAAGTATATGGATTCAAAGTTTGTCCAGTTCTATGAAGATGATGGTATATATATATCAAAAGAAGCACTTTCAGATGATATAGTAAGAAGATTTATATTCACAGAGATAGATTATATATATGAAAACTAAATGTATTAAATGCTCAATAGAAAAAGAGAAAATGGCTTTTAAGTGGAAGTATAAAATATGCAGAGCATGTTGGATATATGTCCCAGAAGAAGAAAGAAAAGAACATATGGATATAATAAGAATAAAATCTTATAAAGATAATAATAAATTAAAGTATGAAAGGTTTAAAGCTTCTTTGGCTTTAGCTCGAAGTTCTCAACAATTGCCTTTGATATCCCTTCAGCAATCATCTCTTCCATATCTAATGAAACATTCTGATATATAGATAATCTAAAGAATATAGAATGAACCATCTCATGCAATAATACCTGAGTAACTTCATCTTTTTTAAGCTGAGAACTAATCTGTATTAATCCCTTAGCATGACTAAGACCACCTATTCCAGGATCTAATATAGACTTTTCAACTTTTATCTTTTGACCAAATATTGCTAGAAACTTTGGTAATCTCATAAGTGACCTACCCATTCATTCTTATTATTTATTATCATTGGTACAATAATTGGAACACCTCCTTTAATTATACCTACAGAAAGTACAGGTCTTATTGCATTATTTTTATCGTAATCAAATGCAGGATGATTGCTATCTATTAAACAACCAACCTGCATAGAGAAGTTAATACCATGGTCATTCTGCCACCAGTTAATATTCGACTTAGTATGCAAATGGCCACACACAACACTCATTCCTTGCTTAATAGAGTCTAATAATAAATTAGATCCAAAATTATGTCTGAATTTACATTTTAATTTGTTTGGTAATTTAAGAACAAGCTCATTAACAAACTTCCATGTCTGTGGAGCTTGTAATATGGAACGCTCATCCTTAAGCATTGCATCTGGAATACCTATAGATCTTGCTTTTCTCTTAGGTAAAGCATCATGATTGCTATCTATAATTGTCATACAAGGAAATAACTTTGCCAATTGCTTAACAAACAATCTTAAGTTAATTAATTCGTCATGAGCTGATGGAAGGTTTGGATTTGCCCCATGAAAGTTTAGTCTATGGAAATCTGCTAGATCTCCAATGTCTATTATATAGGTTGGATTGAATCTCTTTTTTACTTCTTTTAAGAATACTATTGTATCTTTATGATTATGAGGTGCTTGTAGGTCAGATATAACCAATATGGTAGATAGATCCATTAAATTCATCCTTGAATTAGTTGGAGGTCTACTTATTTTCTCTTATTTTTTGTTCCTTAACAACCATAATCTAATATTATTCTGCCAAGAATATATAGATAAAGAGTCATCTGCATTAAACCCGATCAGTTTATTACAGTAATTAACTGGATGGTCTACTGAGTCTGAAACTCTTCCTATAGACTCCGACGACCATTGGTACATATGACATCTACAATAGCTTTCTTCCATTGTAGGTATTTCTGGTAAAAGTACTATAACACATCTTTCTTTAGGAGTTATGGTAGGGAACTCATTGCATGAGCTAAGGAAGTTGATCGATACTAACATCAATAGAAGGTTTAGTTTTTGCATTTTTAAATTCCTCTATTATCTTCTTAAGTTCTTTATTCTCTTTTCTTAATCTATATACATCATAAATAAACGCCATTCCAGGAATTACTATAATAGTTAAAAACCAATTTAGAATTACTGAAATGACGGTATTTAACATATTATGCTTCTAATTTTTCAACTAAAGCAGCAATAGCTTTTTGTAGTTCAATTTTCAATGGAGGGTATACCATTGCAAAAACAGCATCATCAACTAGATTAGATGAGTCTGCTACTACTTTCTTAAGAGCTGGTTCAAGTGCTACTTCAACAGCTAAAAAGGGAAGGTCTTTTACTTTACTTTCTAGAATTTGTTTTTTAATTACAGCGTCCACTTTAATTTCCTTGTTGTATTGTTGGGTCTATCCCATCATGTATTAATTTTTCCATTTTTTTAGCATCTTGTATAGATGAACCTGGGTTCTTAACTAGATCTGATATAGCTTTTTGTCTCATCATTGGGTCTAGTATAACACCATCAAATGAATTATACTGGCTTTCCTCAAACATATCTGGTCTTGCTTGTACATACGTACTGAGAAGGTCTGATACATGTTTAGAGCTTGTAGCATTATTTAAAGCATCTGATGCTCTTGATCCTAATACCATCTTAACCTTAGCATATACCATATCCTGATTCTGCATAACAGATTGAGTATTTCTTGGTATTCTGAATTGCTCTATATTAGGTCTTGCTGCACTTGCAATTGATAATCCAACTGACCTTCCTGGTGCCTTTGACAATGAATTTTCTCCTAACATAGTAGAATATGCTCCTTTTGCTAACGACTCTTGCATTGGAGCAAGGTATGCTGGTATGTTTGTTTCTCCCATTTTCATTGCAGCTCTTGCTGGAGCATAGGCTAGTCCTGCAAGAGGATGTCCGAACATACTTGCGGCTGTTGTGGTGGCTGCAGTACCAGCAACCATTTCAGGTATAGATAGTGTAGATAGCCCTTCTACTCTTGCATTCTGGGTCATATTTTTTAAATGAAGCATATCTGATAAGTCTGAATTATATTTAACAAAATCAGATACTCCAGGAACTTCTGAACTAGCTAATGAATTGACCTTATTATCTATTTGATCCCATATTTCTTTAAATATTGCTTTATTAGTAGCTCCTTCAACTCCAAATATTTCAGGATTCTTATTTATTTCAAATACTTTATCAGCAGCTGCTCTTTTTAGCTTAATTAGTGACCTAAAATCTCTTTTATTTGATTTGTTATAGTTATTTTGCATATCCATAGCATTATCAAAATTACCATTTCTAACCTCAGATGCTATATCTTCTAATGAATATGGAGTGTTTTTAAAAAAACTATTTACTGTCTTTTTTACAGATCCAGCTATTTCTGGATTCCATGTTGCTCCAGAGTTAATATCAGATAATTTAGTTTCTATACTTTTAAATACATCTTCTTCTATTTTTTTTGTATTAATTGGTTCAACTTCTGAACCTAAATCATCAGCAATAGAATTTACATGATTTGTTAATGCATCTATCAGTCCAGTTTTAGTTTTTACTGATTTTTTACCAGTTAAATCATCTGGTAATATACCCCTAGACCCATTTAACTTTTCAGTTAATTCTGTTGGATTACTTAAAGAGTCTGTTAACCCATACTCAGCAGCTGTCATTGCTGATTTTCTTGTCTTAAGTGTATTTGATGCTTCTGATGCTTTCTCTCCGGATATAGATGACATTCTTTCTATTGCTTTTTCTGCACTATTAAATGATGCTTCTGTTGAAATATCTCCAACTTTACCAGCAATATTTTTAACTGCACTTGATGATGCGTTTGCTAAAGACTCCCCTGTTAGCATATCTAGTGACCCACCAATTAATGTAGCTGGTGATGCATTTGATACAAACCCATATGTTTGTGGGAATTCTTTTTGTAGCCATAGCTTTGCAGCAGCTCTAGTTTTCGGAGAAAACATATCAAACTTTGATGTATCTTCTTTTAATGTTTCTATAGGTGTATTCATTATAGGCTTATTTAACTCTTTATATTTACCTAGCTGATAAGCAAAACTTGATTTTGGAGATGGAGAAAGTTGAGTAAGATCTTCTCCCATTGCTGATAAACCAGCTGATGGACCTTCGTTAATTGTTTCAAGTACACCTGCAATAGGTGTTGTAACTGGCTTTATAAAAGGTCCAATTACTTTTCCAGCAACGTCTGCAGCCTTATATACCCTATTAAATCCAAGAGTCTCTTCCATTGTTGGTTCTTCTATTTTTTTCTGTCTAGAAAGACCAACTATATCTCTTTTAAAAGATTCTTCGTCTGGAGATAGCTCAAGAAGAGAATCTACAGCTTCATTCCCATGAGTTTTTCTTGCCAAGTCTGTTACTGACCTAATCATATCTTCTTCAGAATTTGAACTATCAATTATATAATCAGTATTATCCATTATTAATCCTATTTGTATTTAGATTTCCAATCAGTAGATTCTTTAGGAGAGTCTCCTTGGCCAATTGTCCTCTGAATAGTTTCCTGACCTTTTTTATTTAATCCTGCCTTATCTGAGTATGATTTTTGATTAGCTTTAGCTTTTCCTTGCTCTTTTTCTTTTAAATATTTTATAGCTTCAATAACTCCTGATCTAATATTTGGAGGTATTTCTCCCATTTTACCTTGAATGTAGTTTTCAGCATTTTGGAATACACTTCTATAATCATTACCCATGAATCTTCTTTGTTCATCCTCAGATAGTCTTTTTTCAACAGATCTAAGTGCCTGACCAAGAGCTATTGAAAATGTCATTGGATCTTTTGTTACTCTTAATTTTCTCTCAGATGCATCAAGTTCTCCGATTACTGCATTTGATTCCGCTACTTTCTCTTTTCCTTTCCCAGCCTCTTTCATTCTTGACTTTGCTTCTTCTAGAGGTATTCCACCCATATATGATCCGAGACCTTGAGTAGAATTAACTACTTTTGTATCTTCAACTTTTCCTTTTTCAAACTGCTTTTGTGTCTTTGTCCCAAAAACATCAGTTCCAGTTGCATTTCCTACTCCAAGATCCTGCATCCATCCATTCATATCAATTGGATCTTTTTCACCTATTTTTCTAGCTATATTATCTGATCCAACAGAAATAATTGCTCTTTCTCCAGTAATCTTATTAAACATCTTATGAGGTACACCTTTAACAAGTCCAGAGTTAGAAAGTTTTTCTTTAATATATGGCTCTTCTCCAATAGAATTTTTAATATCTATTAATTCTGGAGATCCATATTCATTTGAAATTTGTGTAATACTATTTTTATTAGGAGTGTCTTGAATTGCTCTTTTTTGAAGATATGAATTAGCTTGATTAATCCTATTTCCACGCTCAACATCATTTCCTGATCCAAATATACCCATAAGAGTTGGAACTGCTGCAGTAGCTATATCACCTATAGCAGACCCCATTTGTTGAGCATTATAAGCAGCATGTCTCTGCTCTGTTAAGTCTACATTCTCAGGTGATCCAATATTATTCATATTGTCTATAATAGCTTTTTTTCTTATTTCATTATATTGATCTATTGGCATATTATACCCATCCAAAAAGAGTATCTGTTAAACCACCAGATGTATCTGCTGGAAGTGCTAGACCCTGACTTGCCATATTTAATGCATTTTGTTGATTTTCAATCTTATTAACTCCAGATGCAATATTAGCAGTAGCTTTACCAAATTGCTGGTTAGCTTGTCTTTTTGCAGCTTCGTTTATTCCAGCTGATGCATATATCGAAGATCTTCTAGATTGTTCATCTTTTGCAGTAGTATCTGTTCCTTGCAGTCCAGCTTGGGCTTTCATTAATCCGTTAGCTTGCCCAGACTGTTGATTCATATAATCAGCACTAGCAACATTCTTTGTTAGGTTATCTCTAAGATTTCCCATATATTGCTGAGTATTAGCACCTAAGTTATTAGCTTCAGTTCCATATATACTATTTACTTTATTATTTAATTTAGTTTGATTAGATTGTTGGTTATCAAATTGATTCGCTTTGTCCTTATATGGAGCTATCGCACTATCTATTTGTTCTTTTAATGTAGGAGAACCATCTTCGTTTGGCATATTAACCTCTTTTATAAGATTCTAATTTATTTTAATAAAAATGTTAACTGTTATATTTTTAGGAGCTGTTTCATTATCAGCTACTGACTGTGGATATGCTCCCATTAATGTCATATATGTTTTAAAATTAGTAGATGGTCCGTTATCTGAATAAGCATTAATATGAACCTTATCAGCTGAGTATGTACCAAGAGTTAAGTCACCATCTGGATTATTAGACCCCTTTCCTCTAAGAAACCTGCCAGTACAGTCAGGTACTGCAGATGCTCCAGTTACTGATGAATATGTACTTCCAGAACATGACTGACCATTGGCTAAAACCCAACTATTTCCAGATATTGCTTGAAACTGAGATACTGTTAACATTGAATGAATTATTGATCCAACTGGTAAAAATGAGTTTACTAATGAGCTTGATGCACTTGATGACATCTTAGATTCATTTAAAGTCTTAGCAATGAAGTTTACAACATCACCTACTGGCATATTATCTGTTATCTGTGGTATTTTTGTTTTAATTAATGGATCAGACATTCTTATCCTTATCTTGAGATACTACGCAGTTTATTTCAAATCCACTTAAGCTAAAATCTTCATCTTCTATATTATTTCCAATTATAAATGAGAATGATTGTGCTTTCTGTATATCAAGTTTTCTTAATAACGTCTTTCTAGATGGATCTGAAAAATCAATTATAAAAGATGGTTTGTTTTTGTTAATATCCCAATCATGATAAAGTCTTGCTGATAAAACTTGACCATTATTATTTAATGAAAAAAATCTAGCATCTATTACATTCTTAAGCAATGAAGGCTCACCAAGATCAAACCAATGAGTTTGAATCCATGCATTTATTGGTTTATTATGTGGTACGTTTAATGGATCTGGTCCATCGTTCTTTGCTAATTGAAATTTTTTACACTCAGAAGATCCAAACATTCTTACTACTCTTTTAACTGTATTATCTACCACAGAACCCTTAGATGCATCTATACCATTCCAAATGAACCAATGAGAGTACATATAGTTAAATACTACAACTCCATTCTGAGTAAAAAATAGATACTGATCATTATCATTATCCATTACTGATCTAATTACAGTTTTATGTAAATTATAGAAAAATGGATCTAACTTATCAGTTATCTTTTTACATTTATATCCATCAATAGCATATAACCCATCTTGTCCATGGAATATAATCATTGAATCTATTGATAATATTGATTTATTAGAGAAACATCCAATTTGATTTGTTTCTATTTTTCTAATTGAATACTGACCAGGAGATAGAACACCATCTAATGAATAGGCTGATCGTTCTTTAAACACAAGCATTGAATTATTAGTTCTCTCTAGTCCAGTAACCTCACCATCAAATGTATCACCTATCAATTGTCTATTTTGTTCAGAGAAGTTCTCACCTAAATCACCATTAAAAATATCTGAATACATAATTAAATCATTATTAGTATATGTATTCTCTTTATTCTTAAAATCCCAAAATGAAATTACATTTCCACAAACTATTTGAGATCCATATGCTTTTATAAATTTACACTTAGGAGGTCTTAACTTTGATGTATTAATGTCATATATATCAGATAGTAAATATATATTTACTGTAGGAGATAATGAAAGTGAGATTGTGAAGGTATTAGTTACAGATGAATTATCTATAGAAAAATTATAATCAGTAGATTGTGAGTATCCTGTAGTTTCTTGGTCAGAAACATAATTTCTAATAATTAGATTTGACATTATATTAAAATCTTGAGAAGCATTTGAAATAATATTAATTTGACATCTTAAGAAACTTGCAGCAGTAAATGTTATTACAAATCCTACTATCGACTCAACTTCTAATAATACGTATTCATAAAATGATTTAACTGATCCATCTAAGTTTCCACATTGAATAGCTGCATATCTACTTAAAGAAGATGTTCTGACTGCTATCTTTGATCCAACAACTATATCATTTGACTTAGAAACATATGTAATTGATCTGCTAGATGCATCTAATGTATAGTTTGATACTCCACTACTTCCTGCTACTTTTAAATATCCTTCATAAAAACCAGTATCTTTTAATGTAGATACTGATAATAATCCTGCATTTATTTGAATTGGAGTAATAGTTGAAGGACCAAATATCTCATTTCCTTGATTATCTATAAAATCATAAAAGCTTAATAGGAATGCTCCAGTACCTGGATTATTAACTGATATAGCTGGAGTAGGTAATCCTGCTAGGTATAATGAGTTCCCATCATATTTAAATGTTCCTGCTTGCTTATTATCATGAGTAAATATGAAAGTTTTTAAATACTCAGTTCCATTAATATTACTTGTTGAATCTAAAGTAGGATCAACAAATGGAATTGGTATTACTTTCTTAACACCATTTTTATATGAGTAATAATCAGATCCATTTCTAAAAAAGTACTCATCTAATGATTTAATAAATACTACATCATTATAAGTATCTCCAGAAAAATTAGAATCAGTAATTGTTCCTGGTCTTTTTTGATACTCTTTATGGGTAGACAGTGAAATGTTCCTAGCATCTACAAGACTATTAGGATCTCTAACTAAATGAGATGACTTCTGATCTATTCCTCCTGGAGAAAATAATTTTAAACCCATTCTGAGTACTCCACTATAGGAGGCATAAAAGTATCTGAATTGTTATCTGCAAACATTGATCCAATTTGACTTAGCATCTCATCACCAAATGATTTGGCTACAGTAGTATCTTTACTGGAAAGCCTTGCATCTATCATTGTCTCCAATGACATTATAAGAGCTGATTCAAACTCATCTGGAAGTTGAGATATTATTGTAGAATATTTACCAGGAACTACAAACATTCCTGCAGTAATCAATGAAGTATCAGATAATGAAAGTACTCCAGCAGTTTGGTTTACTACTAAACCTCTTTTTATTATTAATCCATTTATATCTACTATACAGAAAAAGTCATCTATTCCAGTTAAAGATGAATATCCAGTTGCTAGTGTTATACTTGTATTAGTTACTATAGATTGAATTGTTCCATATGATATCCCAATATTTGGTAATGATTTTGTATATGAAACAGATATTTCAAAATCAAATGAAGGTATAGGAGATAAAATAATAGTACTATCAGATAAAAAATAACCAGAAGTTGTACCCCTAGCTTTTTCAGATATCTGTCTCATTGGAGAATAGGTATTACCATTTTTATACATTATATTGTCTACTGAATTTTTAGCATAAATATCAAAAGGAAGATCATATGAATCAATACCTCTTGAAGTATTAAATGAGTATTGTCCTCTAAATAATCTAGACTCTACATTTTGAGTAAATATAAATGCCTGAATAAATTCTTGCGCTCTATTAAGCAATGAAACACATAGCTGATTTGTTATAGCTTCAACATCAGTTGTATTTGTATTTTGTCTAGCTTCTTTAATAAGATATTCTATTTTTCTCATTATGATAATCCAAAATTACTACTTGAGTCTTGTTGGTAAATATTTATTAGATTTTGTCTTTTTGCATTTTCATTGTCTGCATCCCGTTGTGCTCTATCTGCCTTATCTTTTTTATTTTGCTGTACTGCTGAAATAAGCATACCAGCAGCAGCTACTGGTAAACCATATCCAGACCCCATCATTGCAGCAGTAGTTCCTCCAGAAGTTAACGCTCCTCCAAGACCACCACCTCCTGCAGCAGATGCTCTTCCAGACTGAATTGCTCCATTAGTTTGTTGCTGAGAAGTAAACTGAGGTGCACTGTCTGATGCTATATTATCTTGAGTCTTGAATAAATCCATTACTCCTTGATTGCTAAATGACAATGATGGATCTGGATTATATGAATAGCTAGCCATTATTTCTTCTCCATTAAGAATGTTTTTATTTCTCTTACATCTGTCTTTATATCTCTTATATCTTCTTTATAATTAGATATTTCAGCTATTGCTCCGTATGTACTTATTACAAATGTTGCAAACCATGCTATCATAGGTGCTACTACAACTGCTAATATAACCTCTGCACCTATATGTTTAAATGTTTTCATGTTAGCCTTTAGTAAAGTATAAATCAGCTTCTTTAGTTCGTCTAATAGTTAAGCCCCTTAACTCCTTAGTTCCATACCAAACTTTAATTTTATTATACATCATGAACGCTTTTCGTATATCTTTGTTATGTAAAATTGCCTGGCTTAGTGATCTATCTTTATCAATTATAGGTCCACATCCAAGATTAAATGCAAAGCACAGCAACGCTGAAAACTGATTACCTGTCAATTCTAGTTTATTATTATTGATCCAATTTTTAATCGTTGCTGCTTTTTCTTTTAGTTCAAATTCTAAATATTCCCTTGCTTGATCATAAGTACAAACTTCATTAGGTTGAACTCTTTTACCAGATGGATAGATAGTAGTTCCGTATCCAATAGTCCAAATACCAGCTGGGCACTTATAACTTGTAAGGAATAATCCTTCTGATTCTTTTAGTATTTTTAAACCCTCTTCATTAATCATAGTGCCACCGCTGCAATCCATAGTTGGTCTAACCCAATACTATCATATCCAAGCATAGTCCCAATTAATGCAACCGCTGGAACTTCTCTTTCAAAACTGGTTGAATATTTCCACGCAATAGTTGCCTCTTCTTTTTGTGGAGATGGCATAGTAGCAATTGCAGCGTCAACCATAGTTTCAGTAATTCCTAAGGCCAAGAGAGCTAGCCTGATTTGGCGTGGTGAAATACTTGCTATTGGGGCTATATATTCAGATTGTTCAATAGTATATTCGCTAGGAATAGTCTGATAAGTAGCAGCGGTAACGGTTCCGTCTTCGTTGTTAATAGTTGGAGTTAGCATTTCTTGATGCTCTGGTTTACCAAAAGTCTCATTTATCTTAATCATCTCTAAAAAGTTATCTAACGTAACTTGATCATCAAAAAGGTAGGGTTGATCTTGAATAATGCCATTTTTTTTAATTATTATTTTTGTTTTCATTAGTAGTTTCCTGTTCTGGTAATAGAGAAAAAGTTAACAATACTATTGGCAAGTATAGTCATACCTGTGCCGTTTGCTTGAGCTACAATAGTAATCTGCTGTCCTGCCAATAAAGGAATAGACTCTACATTTAGTACTGGAAACGCATCCGATACAGAGCCTCCACATCGTTGATAATATTCATATGATTGAATACCGTCTATGTATACGTTTATGGCAGCGTATTGATTTACAATATAAGTACCTTGTATTAAAACTTGGGTAGAAATGGAGTATGCTCCACTTACTGGAACTTTATAAATACCAGTAGTAACTCCATATGATCCATGTGTATCTTTTACTTTTGTACCATAAGCTAATATAGCATTACCCGCAGCTAATGTGCCGCTTACTATTGTAGCAGGCGCACCAGTATAAAGAGCACTCACACTTTCACTTGCTGCTATTTGAGCAGGACCGGAAATTCTAGTGATTGTTAATCTGTCTACAGTAGGATCAGAAGTTCCTATTGTGGAAGTAGAAGTACCACTCGCAATAGTTCCTCTTAGGCTAATTGTATCTCCAGCGATACAATCTACTATTGCGTTTACTTGTTGTGGAGTAGTTACATTTCCTAAATATGGATATGGAGAACTAGCCTGTATTAGTGAATTTTTATATACTGAAATTGCCCATATATTAGCACCTGAAACAACATATGCTGCTCCTGTTACTTGATACTGTCCTGGAACTTTTACCGTATATAATCCAGTAGATAAATCGTATCCAGATACCGAATCTTTTATTACTACTGAAGGTTTTAGTACGGTGATCCCAGAGTTTGTATTAGTTATAGAGGTTGCAGCTATAGTATTTGCAATCAAAACAATCGGATAGCTTGCACTGTCGGATGACATTACTTGAGATGATGACCAGCCTTGGATTGGAAATTCTGCAAAAACAGATTGAGGAGCCGAACTACTAAAAACGTTATTTCCATTTTGTTTTGTTAATCCGTTAGAAGCAACTGACTGATATGAGAATGTAATATAAGAGACACTCGGTTCAATTAAAACCTGAGTAAATCCAGCTGCACTCTGACCTTGACCAACATATCCTACAGCCTGAATACTTGGAATTAATGTCGTATCTGCGCTTGTAAAAGGGAAAGAAATTCGAGCTTCGGTGGCAGTATTTGTACCAGTAGTAAACTTACCTCTAATTTCAATATTGCTACCAACTCTTCTATACTCAAATCCAACTGCTGTGGGTGTTCCAAATCCTGTAAAAGTAGGAGTATAAGCAACCCAATCAGTAATCGCACTCCCATACAATTTTGCCTGCGGCCCTAGATTCCAGTTAGTAAATCTAATCGTGTAAGCAGTAGTAGTTGTAGCAGTATGAATTGCGATTAGGTTATAATTATAAGTTGCTCCTGCTCCGCCTATAGTTTGGAATTCCATACAAAATTTTTCAATTAGTCCTGAGTTTTTTACCTTATAAGGGGCGGGCTGAATAACGGTATGGTTAGTTGCGTCTTTGTAGTAAACATAAAATTGAAGATCGTCGTCATTATAAATTCCTGAGTCTACTCTATATTCTAGACTTATCTGAAGAATTTTCCCGGAGTCACTTGGATCAATGGTGAAAGGGTATGAAAATCCCGACCCTAGGCAGTTTAATGCAGGTTTAGTTAATAAGAAGTTTGTAGTTCCTCTCATTGAAGAGTCGGTACTTACTGTATAAGTAAAACCAGAAGTTGGAGTTCCTCCTGTACCATCTACAGGATTTGCAGCACCATCGTTATAGGTAGTCCACTCACCAATCAAGTCACCATTAACTTCATTGATATAATTTAGTGATCCGTTCTGAGTTAAAGTTACACCATTTTGAAGTATAATCCCATTAGGTGCTAAAACTTTTGCTTTCTTTCCATTCCAAATAATAGGTGCTGCCATAAGTGATCTCCCGATCAGTAAGTATTTCTACTTAGTTGTAAAAGTTAATATCTAGTTCCCCAGTCGATGCACTTGCTGATAAAGCCTTTACTGATACTCTCGCTCCAGAAGCTATTGCAAGCGGTATACGTCCATTTCCACCTGGGATGATAATAACTTGATCAACTTCTGAAGCTGCTGCTCCAACTGCTAATACAAGCGTCTGTCCAGATGAGTCGAATATTTCTAGTTCGGTACAAGCTGAAGCCATTGATGCGACTACTTGAACATATGCAGATGTTAAAATAGAAGTTACTGTATAATCATTTCTCATTGGAGGGTTGGCTTTTGCTTTTCCACCAATGGATACTGGTTGCGTAGCTTGCCAGAAAGTTCCTGTTACAGGAGTACTTGGCATAGATGCTATAGAGACTGGTTGAGTTGCTTGATAAAATGTTCCTGATACAGGCTGAGTAGCCTGATAAAAAGTCCCCGTTACAGAAACAGATGATGCTATACTAACTGGTTGAGTTGCTGGAAAATTGTTTACACCAACAGAGCTCAATGGAGTAAGTGTAGAAATTTGCGATGCTGTTAAAACAACTGGTACTGATCCAGCATCTAATGCTTGACCCAGTGCTGGTATTTTATCAGTACTTGTTTTAATCGCAGCAATATTTCCAGTCTCTAATGCGAAACCTGTTATTGCAGCAGGAGGAGTTAATGCTGTAATTTGAGCAGATGGTAGAACAACTGGTATCGATGATCCACTTACTGCTTGTCCTAGCGATGGTAATTTTCCATCAATAGTTGTTATTAGCGTCTTTGTATCAGTTAGTACTTGGATTGCATCACCATCACGAACTAATGCTTCACCAGCATTATTTATATCTAGTTCAGAGTTACCATTACCAATTCTAATAGAATCATAATTTACTCCAAGATGAGATGACTGGATACTTATATCCCCAGCTGTTAAGTTAATAACTGTACCGTTAGATCCCATAATTTCTACAGGTAATGCTCTAGTATTTGCTGGAGTAGTTGTATCTCTATTAACAGTTGTAGCCACTCCGTCTAGTTTATATGCTATTGGAGATGGAACTATTGATACGTTCAATGATCCATCTTCATTATATGTTGGAGTTACTGGTTTTAAGAATATTAATGTATCACCAATAGCTGCATTTATTTCTTTTGAAATGATGAATGAGTTAGCATCTACTATTTTTAATATAGTTACTTCTTCTGATTTAGATACTCCAGAAGATATTCTAATGAAGTCTCCTTTAGATGCTCCATGGCCTGTAATTTTAATTAATCTTCTTACTGATCCAGCTTCAATTGCTACTGGAGTCAATGAAGGTGCATATACAGCATGTATTAATACATCTGATGCTCCTCTTCCTGACCATAAATCTTGAACTGACTGATGAGTCATTGAATCACCAGAGTCCTGATACCCTGGAACTATTTCTTTAATGTACTTTGACGAACTTGATCCTTGAATTGTTTCTGACATCCTGCGCTCCTTTTCGGCGGTCTTAGTGATGATTAATATTATCTTTCTTCTGGTGGAGATTGCAAGCGCAATTTCTCACTCTCATAGCTTGTTTGACAATGATTAGGATCAAAAAAGAACATTATATCTATAATTGGATAGAAGATAGATTTAGTCCTCCAAGCTCTCGAGCTTAAAGTTTCGTCTGCCCATCCATTTAGTAATGAATTAACTAGTTGATCAAATGCTATTAAAACTTCTTTTAAATAATTCATACATTAAATGTTAATTGCTTAACTCTAATAATAGATGCCATGTCAATTAATGTATCTTGTAGATTTGTATTAGCACCTAAAAATTCACCACTGTCTGGATTAATCATTGGAATATCTAATACAGCTTCATTTATTAGATCTAATTCAAAGCTAAATGAGCTTATTGGAGTAGACAGTATTGCAATAGATCCATCTAATAGTTTAACTGCCCATTCTTGTTCTACTAATACCAATGGTAATGCTGAAGCCTTATAGCGAATCGCTACATTACTGCATCTAACATACGGAACTCCTACTAAAGTTGAATCATAACTCACTACCATATATTATCTCCCATTATCTCTTATTAGCTGTTATTAGCTCTTAATACTCATAACCTGTTAATGTGACTTTTACATATCCTGCATTGGCAGCTGCTTGAGTAGCACTTCTACCAATGATTGAAATACCTATTCCTGTACCCGCTGAAAATTCTTGATCCAGAGTTAAAGAGTGGACAAATGATTCACCCGCTGTGCCACGAGCATTATTTCCCGTTGACCAAGACGCTACTACTGGAGATGTTATCGCAACAACGCCAGCCGTATTCGCTCTTAGATTTATTTCACCTGTTGTTTCTGCTGTAACTCCTATATATGAAATAGTCATACTAGTTAATCGATATTCTTTCCCCGCATTAATAACTGCTGGAGTGGTTGTTGCTGTAACTGCACCTAGTAAATCAGTATACGAAGTTAGTGATACCAATGACTCTGTACTAGTAGCGATTACTGGAATTGCCATAAAAAAGTTTATCTTATTTCTTCCACCTTCACTTAGAAGTTGAACTGTAAAACCATTACCCTGAACACCTTTAACTAGTGGAGTTGTTGCTACACCTGCAATTTCATTTATAGCTACGTTTCCGTTACCTAATTCTGTAGTCGCTGGTAAAATCCCATATGCTACTGAGAGGTTGAAAGTTGTAGTTGCTACTGCCCCTGTGTTTTGAAAAGTGAACTTTATATAAGATCCATTTACTGTAATCGCTCTATTAGTATTCTCTCCCGCTATTACTGGGATAACTATTGGAGGAAGTTCTGAAGCACCTACTACGTCAATATATTGGTGCATGATAAGCGTTCCGGGCTGATCACTCGTCAAATTTATTGAAGCTGCTTGCTGATTAATTGCAGTTTCAATAGCACCTGTAAAAGTAGCCGATGCCGCAAGTTGTACTGTTGAACTATTAACAGTTGAAAAAATGAAAGTTGTTCCTGTAAGTGCGACGTTATGTCCGATAATTCCGTTTGAGTTAGTAGTTCCTACTACTGCACCTGCACCGTCTACAACTTGTGTTTTCAATCCTGTAGTTGCAGAGGCGTCTACTTTTATAGCTCCATTTACGTTCATTTGAACTGCTGCTTGTTGATTGTTAGTCATAGTTGGAGGAGTAGTTAAATAAACTCCACCACCTAGCATCGAAGAAGATGCTGCTGTTCCTGCTGTTTTTGCACCAATAACTGACGTTTGATTTGATGCTGTTGCTTGAGTACCAGAGTTAGTAGCAATAGTAGTTAATGAGGAGTTAGAAACAGGAATAGTTGTCCCTGATCCATCTATTCTTAAAAGTCCACCTGTAGTTAATGACAGGGAGTTTTGTGTGTTGTTTGTAAAGCTTGGTGCCGATGTTGTTACCGCTCCGAATATTAAGCTACCCTTAGCACCTGTCATAGTAGTCGCAGGAGCAGTTGCTGTAGTAACTCCTGTATTAGTCTGTATTGCACTTAAAATTGTTGTTTGAGATGTTTGTTCTGTTGCAGTAGCTAATCCACCACCTGAAAATGAAACAGATATGGGTGAAGTTAGCTTACTATCTATCGATGCTAATGACGCTATCTCAGTTGCCTGATTAGCTGCACTGGCTACCCCACTCACTGTAACTGCTCCAGCTATTGGCATTGGATTAGTAGATGATAAATCACCATCATTAATACCGTCTGCACCTAGAGTTAGTTTTACTCTCTGATGTTTAACTCCAGCTATATCATCAGCGGCTATTGCTGATCCAGATACTGCCTCTTCTACTGTTACGTTATCTACCATAAAACTACTCCATTCTAATTCTAACTATTTTTCCGCTCAGAGTTTTGTAACTAAATTTATAAATCATTTTAGTATGCGTTAGGCTTAAAAGTAAACCTATTGGAACTCCAGGATGCTCATCTCTGAGCATCCAAGAATCTTCTGTCATTACATTTACTGGATCTGATGACAACTCAGGAATAAATTCTTCATAAGTAATATCATCAAATTCACTCATCTATATTCCTATGCTGCAAATTCTGAAATTCTTAAGCTAGCAGTTTCACCGCTTGCACAGATAACCCAAATATTTGCTGCTGCTGCCAGTTTTTCACTGAATGCAACACCTTTAGCAATTTTGATACCTGTTGATACCGTTACTGCATTTGATTCACCAATAAAAATATCTTTTGAACCAAGGTTTTGTATAGTAATAGCAACTCTTCCAGTTAATGGAGTAGCTACAATTTGTCCAACTGTAGAAGAAGCAGCATGAGATGTTGCTTTCCAATTAGCAAAACCACCTTCGATTGTGGAAATAGTTTCTAAAGCAGCTAGTGATGTTGCCCCTAGCTCAACTTCTCCACTTACTACTACGTTTTCAAGAGCTGCTAATGTAGTTGCCCCTAATTCTACTTCACCAGAAACTACTACGCTTTCTAATGCTGCAAGAGTAGTTGAATCTAATGCAACTACTGATCCAGATGCGTCCACTTTGTCTACTGCAAATTCTAAAGGAAGTTTCTCGTCAAGTGTAATCATATTTTCTCCTATCCATGGGTTATTAAAGTCTCAATCGTCGTGACTGAGATACTACTTTCAATATATAATATTTTACCAGTAAATTCTACGTTATCAATTGTTAAACAGCATTTTGGGTTAACAGTTATATATGGACCACTTAATGAGTGTGATATATTAAGAGTACATGTACTTCTTGATCTTAATGTAAATGATCTTGTTCCATCTGGAAGCAGTATTTGACATTTTCCTAATACTGTATTCTCTTCAATTACAGAAAAGTTTAAAGCACCTGTATTTATTATTGGTTTAAATGTTGGCGAGGTAAGTGCCATACTATGCTAGCTCCAATATTTTTACATTAACAGATTTTCCAGTAGGAGCTATTGCATAAATAACTATTGCATCTGTTACATCTGTTGAGAAAAATGCTGATGCAGATATCTCCCACCCTTCATTTATACCAATAGATGTTACACCCATCTCTCCAATAAAAATAGGATCTAACCCCTTATTTTCAATAATAATTGAATTTCTTGATGCTAGTGACGTTAATGGAAGTGGTGTTACTATGTCAGTTACAATCATATTTGTAACCTTCATTCTTACACGAAGCCCAGATGGTGTAAATGTCCCTGTTATGTTATTAGGTATAGAGTTTAATATAAATCCAGAAGCATGAATACTTCCAACTCCATCTGAGTTTGTAACCCTATATCTAACAAAGTCATATGTAGATATATCTACAGTTCCAGTTATAGCTCCAGTTGCTGTAGTAATCACATACCAATTAGGAGATGATTTTACTCTTCCTTCCACATCTACAGTATTTAATGGCCCTACACCGACTATCTCTATTCTAAGTTTAGTTTCAGCAAAGCAAGGATCTCCAGATGAATCTCCCTTAACACCATTACCAGAAGTCAGTGATACAACTCTATTATATTTAGATTCTGAACCCGAACTGCTAATTGACATCTATACCTCTATAAAGAGTATAAAAGAAAAAAGGAAGGGCGTAAAGCCCTTCCACTATTGCTTATTAAGCAGCTAGATTTTTTAAGTGTCCGTGATAACTTGGAGAGATTTGGCAATCTCCATAGCAAGCGTAAGTAGCTTCATAAGAATCTGAACCAGTTCTTAAGAATACTGTACCATCTTCATCAGCCCATTTAGCTCCATCTGGTCTAAGTCTGTATTCAATGAAGTTCTTATTAAGGAACCAAATTTCATCAGCTTTGATCATACGGTCAGCAATAACAGGTACTGCACCAGTAGTTGACATATATTCAACTGCTTCAAATCCGTAGATAGCTTTTTTAAAGTTAGCTGCAGCTGGCATAACAGTTGTATATCTTTTGTTTGACTCAGAAAGATCAAGAAGTTTTGTATATTGTTCGTAAGAAGCTGCTAGTAAAGTAATTGCTTTTCCACATTTCTTTTCAACAGCAATAGCAACTTGGTTTAATAATGCAGTAGAAAGTGCCCCACTTGCTCCACCGGCTTGAGCATCAACAACATGCATTTTCCAACGTCTTTGAACAGGTATTCCATATAGAGAAAGACCAGCTGTTCCTGCATCAAATGCAGCAGAAAGATTAGAAACTAATCTTAATCCAGTAAAATCTCCCATATAAGAACCTTGCATAACGATTGCAGCGTTAGCTGGAAGTTCACCAGTTCCTGGAGTAGTTACTGCAGCAGCTGCAAGAGCAGCAAGAACTGCAGAGGTACCAACAACTTTAATTGACTTAGTTGCAGGGTTAACTTCAATTACTTCTAATAAATTAACACCAGAATCACCACCTTCTGAAGTTCCACCAGAGTTATCAACACCAGTAATTCCAGTTACAATTTGAACAAAATCTTTTTCTTCAAAGTTTGCATCATGGAATTGACCAGCTGAATTTAATGGGATTAAGTAGTGAGCAGGAACATAACCAGGTGTTCCAAATGTTCCAGAAGCAGCAATAGAAACTACATCAGCAGTTGTACTAGCAGCACCTTTTGCAAGAATACCTGAACCGTCACCAAAGAACATTCTTGATTTATTTCTATCAAATGATTCCATAGCATCTTTAACTGGTTTATCCATAAATTTAAAGAAAGCACCTTCAGTAGTAGATGAAGCTTTCATAGATTCACGGTCTACAATTACTGTAGCGTAAATTTTCTTAGATACTAATGTACTATTAGCATAGTTACCAACATTTGATTTTGGCATAATACGTGAACCAACTGATCCAGAAAACCCTAATGGATTATCTTCAATCATTGACTTACCTATGAAGTCATTCTTAACAGGAACTTGCATAGTGATAGGGTTTCCAGCATTGAAAACTTTTTCAGCTAATTTACCATATTTAATTTTAAAACGATCACTTTGTGTACTTAGTGACCAAGCATTTCCAGAACTCATAACTATCTCCTTCTAAAGTTTTTAAAAAATTCATCGTCTTCTTCGTTTTCTGATACCTTTTTTGAAGCAGGTTTAGGTGGTATCTTTCCTTTGATACTATCGATAGTCTTCTTTGCTATTACTTCTTTATAGCCTAATTGTTCAAGCATCCATTCATCAGTAGTGCTAGGAAACTCGAGAAGAATCTTAGCAATTTTTACGATGTCAGATCCAGGAATCTTTTCAGCTATGCTTTCAGCTCTAGTATAAGCAGGTTTCTCTTTAGACCATTGAATGACTTGTTCAGTAGTTAAACCTTTTAAGTCAAACTTTCCTTCTAATTCATCCTTAAGCTCTTTAAATGATTCTTCTGAAATTCCGTTTTGACGTTTAAGAGAATTTTCTTCTTCCAGTTTGCGCCGTTGTTCAGCGGTCTGTTTCCTTTCATTCTCTAGTTTGTCTCTTCCTTTCTGAAGCCAACCATTCTCTTTCTTAAGCATAAACGCTTCTCTTGCATTTTCATCCATATCCAAGAATCTCGCAACTTCTGGTATATAGTGTGAAAATAGCAACTTATCATATTCTTTCGTATCAAGACCCAAGTTGTCAAGCAAATTAAATATCCCTTCTGTAGGATTTCCCTTGACTGATCCGGTTTTTGTAAAATCATCAATTGCATTACTAAATGATGCTCTTACATCTTGCATCTCTTGCTTAATATAATTAAATTCTTTCTGGAAGTTTTCTTCTTTTACAGCATGTTCTTTTTTAATCTTATCTATCTCATTAAATCTTTTCTGTATTGCTTTCTGTCCAGAATAATTATTTATTAAATCTTGTTCAGATACTTCTTCCTCTACATCTTGACCATCAACCTTGAACTTTATCTTTTTTTTATCTGTAGGTTTTGGTTCTTCCTTTTTTACTTCATTTTCTTCTTCATTTTCTTCTTCAGTATTTTCTTCAGAACCTTCTTTTGGTTCTTTCTTTTTTTCTATTTTAGGTTTTTCAGATGATGGTATTTGCTCATCTTCTATACCATCTTCTTCTGGTTCAGACGGTTCATTAGTTGGTGTTTCATAATCATCTTCCATTATAGAAGACATTCTATCACCATTACTTGCAGTTCCTGTTGGTTCAGCCGATTCTTCAGCCTCCATTACATCGTCGAGTCTACTCACTTAATTGCTCCTTGTTGTTGATCTACTTGTTGTTGCTGCTTCTGTTCAGCTTTATTTGATTCCATTGGACCTATTGGTTTTTCTCCACCTGCAATTGGTTGAGGAGCAGGAGCCATTAAAGGAACTTTATAGAATATTGGATAATCATTAAACATCATTATCTTTTGCTTAAATATTGGATTCATTTGTGACTTTTTCCACATTAAGAACTCCATTCCATATATATAACTAGAAAGCACTTCAATAATTTTTGGATCTTCACCTTTAAATTCTCTTTGTCTTAAAGCTGCAATGAATATTGGATATTCAACAATGAAATCATCAAAATCTCTTGGTTCTTGAGCTGGTTTTCCAGTTAACATATTTTGAAGTTTAAACTGAGCTGCTTTTAATCCAGCAGTTGATTGTTGTTTAAATCTTCTATCATTACCTAGATCAAGCATTTGGGCAATTGCTTCTTTATTAAACATAGGATCAGCTTGTGTAGCTGTATTTAGGTCAAGAATAGCTGCAATCTTTCCTGTTTTGCTATCTGGAAGAGATGAGCTATTCTCAATCCTAATATCAAACTCTCCAGATAGATCCATAGTTTGAAGGTCTAATACTAGATACTGATTATCTTCACCTAGTATCTTTAGAATCCTTCCATCTTCTTTAGTGTAGAATTGTTGGATCATTGAAAGAGTCATCTTATTTAACTCTATAATTCTTCTTTGTCTTTTTGACATTCCTCTTGATTCTCTTTGAAGCTCTTGTTCATCAAGAAATTGCAATGCTACAGCCGCCTTAACACCTGTAGGTGGTTCTCCACGAGAAATACCATAGATAGTAGCTGCTTTTTCAATTCCTTTCTCGGTCCATTCTAACATTGGCATTGAAGCTTGTGGAACACCGTTAAATGTTTCAAGTCTTGGAGCCAATGGACCTTTAAATTCTAATGATGAATACTGATTAGCTAGTTTATTAGGATCAATAGATCCCTTAGCATATACCCATTTAGGAGAGTTACTAATAGCAAACCCTCTTGCAGCACTGGAAGAAATCATATCATGTAGTCTTTGGAGTTTTTCAATATTAGCTACGAATGGTCTTCCAGTTAATTCACCTTGAACATCTATATCTGTATCAAAAATAAAAGGAAGCTTTCCATGAGAATAAGGGAAATCTGTAGATTCTAATACTGCACCTGGAGTAAACTTAACCATCTTTCCATTAGGTAAGAATCTATTTGGCTTATGATAATAAGTAACTACCATACAATGATTTACCCAATCTAATCTCTCTTCAGCAGAGAAATATGAGTGATATATAGAATCTGTTGGACTAATATCTTTATCTGGATAGTCTGCTTTTAATTCATCTACATGAACCCATTCTATCTTATCGATGTCCATGACATCTTCCCATCTCTTCTTTCCTAATTGCTCATAACACCTATCAGGCCCAAAAACTTGATAATCAATATCACCTTCCATAGCAAATGGTATTGGTGTTCCATCTTCATATTTTAATTCTACACCTTGATTAATTGCATCTTGGAATTGCTTGCTTTGCTTTCCTAAGTACTTATTCCAGTTAACATATGTATAAGATTGACCACAAAGAAAATTGCACTTATCACCATTGCTTAAAATTGTTTCAAAGTCTTTTGTCTGTGACATTGCATTTAAAACCATCTTAGCCGCATCAGCTCTATTCTCATCATTCTGATCATCATTTTGCGGTATTACTGCAATAGACGGTTTGAATCTTGATCTCTGAGAAACTTTTGCTTCAACCATCTCAGAAACGAAATTATAGATTGAGCTAGGTCTTCTAAAGTCGATTCCGTCTTCTTCTGCCCCTCTTCTACTATTTTTATCTCCAACATACGTTGCTCCTTTAAACATCGCATCATATCTTCTTAACATCTCAAGTCTAGATGATCTTGATCTAAATTTACCTTCAATATCTTTTACTAACCAGTCTAGTGTTTCCTTTTCATCTTCTAGATTAATAAATGGGAATAGTTTTTCATTGCTATTACCACTATAGTTATCATCAAAAGAATCCCAAATTGCTTGTCTCATTGCGTTACTCCTTAATCTAATCCATATCTTTTTAATTCATCATTAATGTTTGGCTCTTTGCCACCAACTTGATTTGGATCAAGAGGAACAAATTCCACTTTATGTGTTGACTTCATAAAAGATCTTAATTCAATAAACGCAATAATACCAATCACTATTGAAATGACTGATAAAATGAAACTAACCATTGATAATGTAATCGTCAATATCTCCATAACCCTCCTCAGAGTCCTCTATATATCTATCTGACCTAGGTGTTCCAGGCCCATACTTATCTAGAAATGAAAGTGGTATCGCACCTTCTACTGTACTAAATCCAGCAAGATTTAAAACATATCTAAACTGATCAATTAAATGGTCGTTCTCTTTAACTACCTTACCTTTATCATCAAGTTTATAGTTATCAAATTCCCAATATGTTTTTTCACACTTATCACTAAATGTTATTAGACCTGCTAGCAATGCATCTTTTATAAGTGATAATTTATTTTCTTTATTTTTTAAATCTTTCTCACATGGGAATAAAGCATGAGGGTAATCAGGATACTCATAAGCAATCTCACTTGCAAACCAAGCTGCTGCATAATCATAACAATCACTCCAATCATCATTGTTAGAATTTATATCATTTGACTTTTGTAATGATACTGGGACTATCTGTCGTGTCGAGTTTTCTCCCAATTTAGTGGCGTAAATTTCATCAATAATAATGATATTCCTATTATACCTGTGTATAGCAGTGAATCCCACAGCAAAGCACTTAACTGACCCTGGATCATACCCAGTATAAAAGTCATAGTCTTTTCTATTAATTCGTAAATGCTCAAGCAACTCTCCATGTGGCTTAATCATACTTTTCTTTAGCATTGGAAAAATATACTTACTTCCAATCTTAACTCGTTTTGCTAGATACTCAAGTTCGAATATATCATATTCTCCACGCTCTCTAAACTCAGCCTCTTTTCTAGCTAAGTATTCTTTAGATATGTATGGGTTCATATGAGATGGAAATGAGTTATAAGACCCTGTCTTAGTTATCTTAGCTAGGTCTCCTAGTCTTGTAAGTAAGTTATTATCTTCATAAGCTGGAGTACCAACCACGAGCAAAGGCGCATCAGTAATAGCAAGGTTAGGTTCAAAGGAATTATGAAAGTTAGGATTATGATCCTTAGCCTCGTCATACGCAACCATTCCTGTAGCCGAAAAACCCCTTCCTGCTTCATAGTTATCACTCCCTTCACACTTAATAAATGAACCATTCTTAAATACAATACGCTTATCTGTATTGTTTACAGAATGAACATACTTCTTCATTAAATGATCTGGTAAGAACATAGGTAATCTTCCATTCGCCCAAACTAAATCTGTAATCTGTTTCGCCCACGGTGCTATATAATATGAATATGTTCTTGGATTAGTCATCGCCCATCTATAAAGAGCATAACAAAGAATATCTGTCTTACCAAACTTCCTTCCACATTCAATTACTATCAATTTCTTATTATCACCAAATAGAGCTTTTCCTATTGGTATCTGACCAGCATGAGGTGTAAACACTTGAGCAAGATCATATAACATATCTGCAGTAATCTTAGCATTTTTAACTTGATCTTCTACTTCCATGGACGTGTAACCTGCTTCATTTCTCTGCTTGATTCAATAGCATTCTCATCAACTAATTCATCAAACTCAGCTTCAATTACTGTAGGTGCAAATGGGTCTTCCGCTAATATTCTTCTCGCATCTGCAATACTCATCTGTGCAATATTGTCAATTATATCTGTAGCCTTTCCACTCTCTAGTCTAACTATCTTATCCATATCAACAACAATACCAGCAAGTTTCTTTGTATCATCTATTGACAATGTAAATGAATCATCATCTAGCAATTGATTCTGAACTCTTCTTAAATTTTCATTTAATATATTTAATGCTAATCCAGCCGTTTTATCTAAAACTATTATCTTATCTTTTATATATGTAGCAACACTAGTAGGATTCAACTGCTTCTTTAATTGAAACCAACAGTGTTCATTAGATCCAGACCCATTCTCTCCGAATACATAAAACCTAACTGTATCTAAATTTATGTTTAATTTTTCACTGATATCAATGAGATCATAGTCACTAAAATACATTATTCTAGCTGACTCTTTTGTCTTTCTATCAATCTTTTGAATCTCAATTTCTATAAAGGCTCCATACGGTTTACCAATTAAAATGGACTGGTGTACTGGAATTTCACCAATAGTACTCTCAGTTAAAACTAAGCATGACGTATCTATATTATAATAGCACCAGTTAAGGCGAGAAGCATTTAAAGTCAGCTTCTCACTAGACTAACCACATATGGACTATGTCCATATGTATTAACAACCTTTTTTAACAGGTTTCTTTACAGCTGGTTTAGCTGCTTTTTTCTTTGCCATATTTACTCCAACATTAGCAGTTACAAGTAGCTGCATTTTTTCCACAGTCAGGACATTTACCATTCATTACATTAGTATGACCAGCTTTCAGTGAGAAATCTTTCTTCTTTTTCTCTCCAGCCTCTTCAATTCCTTTCTCTGCTTTATCTTCTTTCTTATTCTCAGCTTCAACTTTAATCTTAGAAACTTTCTTTTTTAATATAGTCTTAACCATAAATTCCCCTATTTTTTCTTCTTAGAGTTTTTATTATTACTTTCTTTCAATGATTCTTCAACAACTAAATCACCAGCAACTACTCCTGTAGTATCTTCAACTAACAACTTATTAATCTTTTCAATTTCAATATTATAATGATTAGATCTCTCTTTTAACATTAACAATTCTAATTCATGCCTCATACCCATTAAGCTTTCAATAGATAATAATGACAACTCATCTAATACAATCTTATTAAACCTATCTAGAGCAATATGCTCAATATGCTGTGTAATCAATGATGGATCAAAACCACTACCAGTTACTATGCACTTTTCACATATGTTCTTTAAATGGTGGTGTCTCAAATGTTTTGGTTCAATTAGATCCATTCTTTTAAATTTAAATGGTGTTGTATACTCTTCATGATTAAGAGCTACATGTACATCTCTTAATGCGTCTTCTAATTGAGATTTTCTCTTCTTGATTTGTTCAGTAGATATCATATTAACTCCATTATTGCTGTTGACATACACTATCGTCAACTAATTAATGAGTCAATACTAAGCACCATCAGTTTCATTTATTTTATTTTTCTTTTTGTAGTCTATTGAGAACATTATTCTTCTTAATGCGTCTTGATTATCTTTTGCCTGATTAACAAAATTAGCATCTTCTGGTACTCTTTCTGGTGCAGATGATTGTTTATTGTAGTACTCTTGATCTAGTAATCTTAATTTATCCTGTTCTTCTGGATGAGATGAAAGATATATCTCATCATCACCGCTCTGCTTTGCTTGTTTTAGCATCAACTGTCTTCTTGCTATATCATCATTGCTTATTGGTAACTTACTAGATGGTTCTCTACTAACTGCAGTTTCATTAGGTATCTCTATAGATGGTTCATCAATTAATGACTGTGTAGGTTTATCTTTAAACTCTTGCTTATTATCAAAGTCAACTGATAAATCTGGTTTAACATTCATTTCTTCTATTAGTTTTTGTCTTCTTAGTTCATCTATATTCATACTTAAATGATACTGTCAACAAGTTTAAAAGTAAAGGTCGAAGTTTGGTGCTATAAAGACTAACTTTCACCCACCCCACAAAGCTCTCATACCCCCTACACCTACCCTCTTTGCTGAACGCAGTCGTCAAACACCCCCCTCTGCTCTATATGCGTTAGTCTACTGCATCACTGGCATACTGCTTGCATCTACATACTGAGTCACTGCTACGCAGTGAAGTATTTGTCACTTATACGCAGTGAAGTATATGCACTGTGCATAAACACCGCCTTGTTTAGTAAATAGATTTTGTTGATATCATATTGGCTATTGTGTCAATTACAAAAGTTATATTTTATCACAGTTTTTTAAAAGATGAGTGGTTAGATAGACAAGATGAGTCACGGTAAAATACAAGTATAACTATAAGCACAAACATATTAAAGTACTTAAAGTATCTATCATACAAGACAGATAAAAGTGTATCTTAGCTAATAGAATCATGCATTTGCCACAATTTTGATGAGGTTAGTACTGTAGATGAATTAAATAAAGAACAAAAAGAAATTTGCAATATTATTAAAAATAAAGTAGTATAAATATTCCCGTCAACAAACAATATGCATGTATGATATTTTCAACAAATGTCTATTTTACATACAAAAAAGTTTTAAAAGGGCATATATATATATTATATAATATATATTATTTTCTTTTTTTATGTAAAAAACAGACATTCAAAAAACATCATACATACACGCTTTTTGTTGACACATTAATTATTCTATTATAATAAATATTAATTATTAATTAAAACAAAAAGGTAAATATGGAATTTAATGAAATGAAAGATTGGGAGTATTATACAGAAGAGGATAAACAGAATAACGAAATTACTCTTTGGAGAGTCATGGATATATACTCAAACGATCCA